AATAAATGTCCAGCTACGTGGAGTAGCAAACGAGCGGCTATTGCTTTTAGGATCAAAGTCATACAAATCCTTTTTAGAGAATTGTAAGAAGCCTGCAACGTCTTTGTGGATACGATTTGTAGTAGCCCACTCAAACCAGTCGTCAAAGTCTACACGCATTTCCAAGTGGATGAAGCGATTAGCCGAAGGAGACGGCATACGATATGTAACACCTTTGTCAGCCTCACGATTGCCAGCGGCAACAATTAAGACATTGTCGGGCAGTTTATAAGTGCCAACACGACGATTTAACACCAACTGATAGGCAGCGGCTTGAACAGCAGGAGCCGCACTGTTCATTTCATCCATAAACAAAATAATCTGTTTATGTTGATCTGCTAAGATTTGATCAGGCAGTTCTGAAGGAGGAGCCCAAACCATTTTGCTAGTATTGCTATCAAAATATGGAATACCTTTAATGTCTGTAGGTTCCCACAGACTCAAACGAATATCAATAACGTGAGCATCAATGTCTGCTCCAATTTGGTGAACAATCTCACTTTTGCCAATGCCCGGGGGACCCCACAAGAACAAAGGACGATTATGTTTAAATGCTTTTTGGACGGCACGTTTAGCGGCCTTAGGTCCTACAGTGCGGGTGGATATTTCTGACATACTAGCTCCTTGTAAAAAACTGTTTAAGTGCTTATTGTATAACAGAACCTGTAGTCTGTCAACAGATTTTGGCTAGCTATCTTCGGATTTTTTCTGTTTGTTTATTGCTTTGATTAGCCCGTATTTTCGAATGTCATCCGAAAACATATAAAGTTCAAAAGATTTTTTTTCCGAAAAAACGGTTAAACTTGCATAATCTAAAAAATATGGGCAGTCCAAAAATTTATCCAAAAATATGATGACTTGCGGGCTTAACTCAATTTGATCCGTAAATGGAACTTCGTAGGATGCTATTTTTAATATATCTGTTAAAAAATCAAATCCCTTGTCTGTTAAGCGCAGACCACCTTCTTTTTTGGTTCTAGTATTGAACCACCAAGTGTGTTTATATAAGCGAACATTTGCAGGGTCAACACTTTTACCCCACTCTTTTAAGAACATTTTAGTATAAAGTTCTTGAGTAATCATTTAAGTATAGTGCCGCTGGTCAGCACCACTACAGTAAAATCTTGACACTGAAATTGACTGTTTAATTTTTTAGCTAGATTAATAGCATGTCCGGGATTACTGAAACTAACCTTTTTATATTTAGGTCCGGGATAGTTTACAAGACTGTTAAAACTTTTTAAATTAAAAGGTTTATCTTTGTAAAAAACAGCCCAAATGGCTTCAGCGTCGAGTATTTGCTCGCACTTATAATTCTTTTTGTTAACGTATTCTAATAATATACGTGGTTTAGGTCTACTCATAGGTTCTCCATAAACTACGTATATATTTATCTAATTTTGGCTAGAGAACCCGCCCCCGTCGAACTGCACAGTGATGCTTTCACCGGTGTTCTTTTGTAAATTTTTTAGCAACACATCATAGTCTTGATTGACCTTTGCTAGGACTTCGGCGAGTGCGGCTGTGACTTGTTTAGCAGTTACAATGTCTATTCGAATGTCTTTTTGTTTAGCTAGGTCAGCACCTTTTACCTGTTGAATAAACTGCAACAATGGATAGGTGTTAATCTGGTTTGACATTGCTTAATACCTGTTTTAATTCTAATTCTGTTCTAAACGGGCCTTTGTATGCATAACGTTCCACAGTGATTAATTTAGGACAAAAGCTCTTAACCCAACCTTTGTTAAACTGTATGGCATAGTATCCTGCACAATATAAACTTTTACTTTGTAAGCTCTTGGTATATAATGGAAGTTTTCTTTGAACATCATACATGGCATTATACGGTTTACATGCCGCAGGAAATGTATGCACATCTTTATCCTGTGTGTTAACTACAGTGGTCTTAACTTTACTTTGAAAGAAGTCTTTACCAAAATACTTAATCAAGTCATCTTTTTTATTAAAGTATGCTTCGCCGTCTTTTGAACTTAGCATAAATTTATTATTTTCTTTTTTATGTAGAGTAGCAATTCTTTCGCCATCATCTTCTACAATCCAAAACTTTCCATCTACGATAGGTTTTGCTTTTAAGTTCATCTCTTTCTCCATACTTTTATTTAGAATACCTTGCTTGAAATGGTTCTGCATACTGCTGTATATTATCAGCAACTCTTTGTAAATCATACAAGTTACAAAATTTTAACAGTCTAATGCCTACTTGGTCAATACTTTTGGGTTCAGTAATCTGATTAGTTATAGTTTCAACAATGACATTTCTAATATCATCAGGTTGTTGCGTAAGATCAATTAACTTTTTATTACGTTCATAGTCATCTAATACCCTATGTTCTTTACCTTCATGGTCTAACCAACGCTGAAGCATGAGATTATTCCATGCAAATCCTTTTTGGTTTCTATCTTCAAATGCTTCTTGCATTTTAGTTTTTCTAACACCGGGATAAGCCGAAAATACATTGTCACTAGTGTCGCCACGAATACATTTTTCAAACAACAACCATTCTGGATTAGGCACCGCCTTAGGCTGTTTAGTCTTGTTATCAATGACCATTTTACCTTTTTTATCAAAGATGCCTTCATGTGTAGTTAACGTATCGGCTACACCGTTGTATTGTTTAACATTTGTTGCAATCAATTGTGCAAAGTCGCTGTCTGTCGAAATGATCACGTGGTTATCATTGGGATGATTCTGTATGAAGCCTGCAATTAAATCATCAGCTTCTAATCTAGGATTTTGTAAAACTGTGCAGTTAGTCTTTGTAGTTACAAAATCTTTAAACTTATCAAATGTTTCCCAGAACAGTTTATCTTCTTCTTGTTCTTTAACAGTCATCGCACTGCGAGTTTCTTGACGGTTGCGTTTATACGGAGCATAATAGTCCTTACGCCAGCTTCGACCTTCGAGGCAGAATACCACATGTTTCCCCTCAAAGTCTTGCCATGCCTTCTTAATCGAATTAAGAGTAATGTGCATGGCCATGCCAAGTTTTGTATCAGCATCACCTTTGATTACGTGTCTTGCACGAAAGAATGTATTAGCTGTGTCTACTAAAATATATGACATTTTATTCTTTCTCAATACGATTTTTAATTTCATCCATTAATTCTTTATAAATTTCTTTATTCATAAATGGCCTTCCGTTTAAATTATCGAGAGCCTTACTAAAGTCCGGACGCAGATCAAACGCTATGCTAACCCGTTTGTTATCTTCTAAGTGCTGATCAGACCAGTGTAATATACAACTAGGAAATATAGTAAGCCCACCCTTAAAATTTGCAAAATCATGAGATGTGCCTTGCTCGTATGGCACTTTATATTTTGTAAAGGTTTCATAGTCATCTAAGTGAACATTACCGCTTAGGTAACAATCGTATGTAGGATTATGTAGATGTTCTTTAATTTCTTCGCTTTTTCTTAAAATATTAAACCAACATACAATGTTTACATCTGTAATAGGAGTATGATCCATAGTAACAAAATCTAAATATGAACATTGTAAAAATTTTTTAAAATCGGTTAGTTCTGGGAGCTCGCTTACAAAATCAAATAAGTTGTAACGACCAAATCTACTAGTAGCACTATTGTCTCCTAATCCAGTATTACCGTCGTGCATGACTGGATATTTTTCAATAATTCTTTGTTCGTTATCAACCAACCAATTTTTAATTTTATCAATTTTTTCAGAATCATTCCATATTGTTTTTCCTATGGACACATCCCAGTAAGGTGCATAGTGTGTCGCAGGTAACATATTTCTAATTTTTAAGATTTGCATATTTTTATTAATTGTTAGTTTCTTTGAGTTCTTGATAAGTTTGTGATTTAAACTCATCTACAAGTTCTGAATAAATTTCAGGGTTCATAAATGGTCTAGAACAATAATCTAATCTATTATCATCCGGCATTACTCGCAGGTCAAATGCTATACTAATCCTTGGCTTAGTTTCGTTATAGGTTGTTGCACCATGTGGCATATGACTAGGAAAGATGGTCATTCCGCCTTTAATGTTGCTTGAATTAAATACCAAATTAGGTTCTTGCGGGCATCGATAATAGGTCTGTGTTTTGTAGTCATCTAAGTGAATATTACCACTTAGATAACTGTCATGTGCTGCCCCGTGAATGTGTTCTTCTACAGTTTCATTGTTACGTAAAAAATTAAACCAACATACAATTTCTAATTCAAATATATCTGTGCGATCTTGCACAATAAATTCTAAGTATGAAACACGTATAAATTTTAATAAATCTTTAAGTTCAGGCAACTCGTCACTAAAATCAAATAAATTATACTGACCAAATCTACTAGTAACACTGTCGTTACCGAGACCGGTTCCGGCATCGTGATTAACTTCTAATGCTTTAATTCTATCCTCATTAGAAATTAACCAGTTACGTATTTTATCAACTTTATCAAAGTCTGTCCATACATCTCTACCAATAGACAAATTCCAATAAGGTGCATATTCAGTCAATGGCAATTTACTTTTAATTTTTTCAATCTTCATGTTAATACTCCATATCTGCAGCCAATACAAAACGATTTTTATCACTAGGACAGGGGCCCGGCCGATGCCATAGTTTGCTAGGGTATATAATCCAGGTAAAATATTCTGGTTTCATAAAAAATGTCGAATCTGTTTCCGGGTGTCCCATAGTAAACTCTGTGCCACTTTCATCAAAATTTGTAACATCGTCCGGTATTCTTAAATACATTATACCTGATAGTTTGTCAGAAGTCAAGTCATGATGATGGTGATGCCATAGTTGTTGGCGATCTTGATTGTCATCTTGTTTAGTCATAAATGACCAGCAGTTAATGCCTTTAATTTTGGTTTCATTTCCAATATACATAAAACAGGCAAACAAAAAACTCATTCGATATTTTAACCAAACCGTTTCTTGTCTTGCAAATAAGTTTTCTTTAGTTTGATACTTTGGGCTATTGTCAAAATAGTTTCCGGAATCAATAATTTGTTTTACTATGTCGCAGGTTTGGTCAGTGTCTGTTTGTGTAATAACACTAGAGAAATTATATTTTTTAATAGATGAGTCTATGGTCATTTTTTAACATCTTGTATATTAACAACGTTAATAGACCCGGCCATTCTTTCAGACATGCCTTCATCTGCAAGAATGTTTCTACAAAGTTCTCGAAACCAATGATCTACAATTTCTTCATCGTTTTCACCTTGAAAGCCGTTGGCTTTTAACATGGCAATAAATGGTTCATTCCAGTCAAGTTCAAAAAATCCGTTTCTTGGATTTTGAATATTGACTTTAGTATCTAATACAGCTACCCAAGGTTCACCTCTTTCGGTGGCTAGTTCTTTTTCTGTTTTTGGTTTAACAGCGGCAGTTTCTTCTGTAGGCGCACTGGCAAACAGTTTTTTAAAAAATTCTTTTATCATTAAGTTCCCCAAGCATTGTTCCAAATATCAACTTGCAATCTAGGCGAATATTTATAACCTTTGTCCATTGATAGTTGTGCAACCTGTTTAGTGTTTAGATGATATAAGTTATTGACACCGCCCACTGGCATCAAATATACTAATCCGGTAAATCCACTGTCTTTGTATATTGATACGGCACGATCTACTTCTTCTACATCGTGTTGTGTGCTGACAACAAACTTTAAGTATGCACTACCTAATTCTGAATACGAAGTAACAGTAGTAGGTTGAATAGCATCTTCCCAAGACTCGCCTGAGCAGGTTAGTTTAGGACTGATAGAGAATGTAATATTGACATCTGATTGGTGACGTAACCACTCTGCAAACTTGGGATCTAAGTCTTGGGTTCCGTTAGTTTCGAATGTTACATTAACTAGCCCATTGGCAGCACATTCTTCAATCAACTTAGGCCACGCACGTTGCCAACCTAACAATGGCTCTCCGCCAGTGATCACTAAGTGTATGTCGCTGCCATTGGCCTGTGTCCATGTGTTATTTGGAATTAAATTTTCCATCTTTGTTTTAATATCTTCTAAAGATATAAACGGACTTAGATGTTTATAATCAGGGTGCCAACTAGCGTAGCTATCACAGCCGGTGCTTACAAGTGGTAGGTCGTCATAGGTTTTGTATAAGTCGATTTTTTTAGCAACATCCTCGGGCTCTGTGCTACGTTCTCCAGTAGCAAGCCCAAAGCCCCTACATTGAAAGTTGCAACCAAAAGAACGCAGGAATACACTGGGCGTTCCTGCATACAATCCTTCACCTTGGATGCTGTAAAATATTTCTGCAATTTTAATTTTGTTCATAGATAGTGGACCATTTTTTTAATTTTTCATGTTTGGCTTCAGCGGCTTTTTCAATGTTAGTATAGCTAACAACATCCATTTCTTGTAAGATATCAATCATAGCCATTAAGTCGCCGAGCTCTTCTTCTAAGTGTTGTCTGTTAGTTTTAGGTTTACCTGGTTTGTAATTATCCATACCAAAGCGATTAATTTTACTTACAGCTTGGATAACTTCGGCACATTCTTCACTGAGAATGTTCATTACTTCATTTATCTTTTCTTGCATTTCTTAATTCCTCAACATCTTTAACTGCTAATTGTAGCACATTAGCATAGTTAAGAGCAACCTGTGTATTCATAACAAGACTTGTTTCAAAATCAGTATGCCCTTTAGTAAGTAATGTCCAGATATGATGCCAACGGGTCATCGACCAAAAATTAGTTCTAGTTTTTGTATAAATGGTTACAGTGACTCCTATATCTTCTGCTTCCACGTCAATGGTATGTGTGCAGTCATCATCACCGCAGTCGCATACGGCCTTATACATCTTGCTAGTGCCCCAGTCGTTTACTAGCAATACTCCTCGTGCCGGTTGTTGTGCTATCATAATTTTAAGTTTTCCAGCATGGCAATTTTGGCAATACGTTCACCAAAATCTTGATCATTAGTGATAATGTAAGTAGTAGAGTCATTGCGATCACTCTTGCGATCGTAACGTCTAAACTCTACAACTTTGCCGCCTACGGCATTAAACACTTTAAAGTTTAATATCGGATCGTCGCTGACTGCATCACACTCATCTTGGGGTATTAGGCGACTTCTTGATACTCGCAATCCGCTGGCCTTGTCGCCTTCACTCTCGTATATCTCTCGACCTTCTGAGGTCCAACGCCATAATATCTTTTTTAACCAATTCATTTACATGTTCCTAGCCAGTTATCTAATCTTTTTGCAGCCTCGTCGAAGTCTACAGCCCACACTTTAGCACATATTAAATTATCTTTAATTTGCATGTCAAATGGAATATCTCCATTAAATCGAAACCCGTCCGGAACTTCAGTAGTAACAGTAAACTCGTTTAAGTTTTTTGCACGAAAAATTAAATTGTTAGCCATGTCTACTGAGTTCATATTAAATTTCCTTGATAAAGTATTTTGATGCAGGGTATCTTTCCTGCAACCATTCTAATAAGCCAGGGTCCACTGGCAAACGAATACTGTCAAACTTGTTGGTAATATATCTCATCGAGGTGCAAACTCCTGTTGTAGTTTAATGTTATCAAAGAATTCTTTCTTTGTATGTGGATCATCTTTAAATGAACCTTTTAACACTGTAGTTTGTGTTAATGAACTATGTGCCATAATACCACGATTCTCACAACAACCATGCACTGCCTGCACGTAGACTGCTACATTTTCTGATTCGGTTGCTTTGCTAATCTCGCGGGCAATGTCGTTACAAAGTTCCTCCTGGAGAGTTCCTCTGCGGGCGCACCACTGTGCAATGCGTGTGTATTTACTAAGTCCGATGAGTTTTTGCGCGGCAATAATACCAATATAAGCAACGCCACTAACGGGTTGATGATGATGGCTACACATACTGCGAAGCTCACTGCGAACAACCAGCATACCTTCATAACGGTCCGCCGAATCATTTGGAAACGCTGTTGCGTCTGGGGCTTGTTCATATCTACCTGCCATAATTTCATTAAAGTACATTTTTGCAAGTCTTCTTGCTGTACCTTTACTATTAGGATCGTTTTCTCGATCAATCAGCAAACGATCAAGCACTAGTTCAAATGCTTCTGTAGCTTCATCGATAAGTTGCTCTTTGTTATGGTCGTTAACATATTCACTAATGTTATCGCCTGCCCAGAAACGTTTGTTGTCACGTCTCATCTTAGCACGAAGATAGTTACCTAAGTAAGCTTCTTCGTAGTCTTTGTTATCATCGCCTTGTTGTTCCGCACCAGAAAGGACGTTTTGTAGTGCTGCCGATTCGGCTATGTTTTTAATTTCCGTAGTTTCGACAATGTTGTCTTTTTTAAACGTAAAGGAAGTTCCGTGAATGGATTCGTCCTTTTTGAAAGTTGCTGTCATTATATTTTTCTCCTATGTTAAGGCAGAGGGTGTTGCCAATTGTAATAAGTATACACTATTATTTAGGATCTGTCAAGCGTAAAATAAGGTTAGTTTTAACTGCTGTATCCAAAACACTTAATTTAGCATCGACTTGTTCCGCACATTTGAGTAATGCACTTGTGTCTTTTGGAAAGCACATGCCACCAAATCCATAATCACCATCAGGTCCCGGTACTTGCATGTGACTTGAGCCAATTCGGCGATCCAATGAAACTGCACTACGAATGGTTTCCCAATCACAGTCTAATTCGTTGGCCAGTAATGCAAGCTCATTCATAAAAACAACTTTGGTTGCTAGAAAAGAATTGATGCTATACTTTGCCAAAGCGGCCTCTTGAATACTACAATGCAAAACACTAGTCAAACTAGTCTGTGTCATTTTAATGATGCGTTCAGCTTCGTTTCTGTATGCTGATACTGCGCCTCCAATAATAGCAAACTTACCACTGCGGTAATCTATTTCTGCATTGGCCGCAGTTAAAAATTCAGGAGCATGAACTAGGTTAGGATAACTTTCCTGTAGTCTTTGATAAACACCGGGTGGCGCAGTTACCTTACTAATGATTACACCTTTGAAGTCCACGTAGCCCAAGTCTTCTAATACGTGTTCTAGTATACTAGTATCGGCAGTACCATCTGCACTCTGTGGGCTTGGCACACAAACAAAGGCAGCATCATAATCTGCAATATCTTCGTAACGAGTATTAAGTCCTTTGCCAGGATCAATCAAACTGATTGTATCATTACTCATCCATCCATCTAATGATTTATGAATGGCATTGCCCACAAAACCTAAACCAATAATTGCTATTTTTGCTGTCATTTTTTACTTTCTGCTTCTGCTACACGTTTGCGTAGACTACTTGAACTAAAGCTGTGATCTCTGCCATTAAAGACAATTTCAATTCCTCGATCTGTACAGATTTGTTTTCCTGTAAATGCCTTATCAGCGTATTCTACACCTAGTATTCTAACATCAATAGGCAAAATAAGCAAGAGGTCTTCCAAGTCTTTTTCTGTTTGATAGATAACGACTTCATCTACATTTCGGTTAGTACTTAATTGTATTTGCCTTTCTACAATACTTTGTATGGGCGGATTTTTTGTATCAGGGCGATCTATTGTAGGATCAGTTTGTAGTGCGGCAATAAGGTAGTCGCAGTGATTTTTTGCTTCTGCTAACATGGCTACATGTCCTGCATGAAATAAATCAAAGGTACTAAAGGTTATACCAACTTTTAATCCATCTTCTCTTAGCTTTTTAATTTTGTTGAATATCATTTGTTTCCGGCCCTACAGTTACTAATG